TCTCAGCGGCTTCTTTATCGCTTTGCCACTGCTTGTACTGGTCTACATCAACATCAGCGTACTTCGTATCGTACTTTTTACGTTCACGGTCTAGTCGTTTACTGACCATTTTATCAACTTCGGTCTGTGTGAATGTTGCTTCTGCTTCCTGATTTTCCGTATCAGTGGACGTGGTTACTTCTTCAGTCATTGGTATAGCTCCTCTTTCGAGTGTGGTTAAAAATTCTCTTCTAGTTCAGCCAAATGCTCAGGGTCAACAGGTATGAAATGATGGCGGCAATTGAATCCTCCCCGATCAATAAACGGATCAGTGCCGCTCTTACCTTTCCACTGTTGGTTGCTCCAGATCTTCTCTGCTTCCGCCGTGCTGTAGGTTTTATCAACATGATTTGAGCAGAAGGAGCGACTGTCTTTAATCAGCGAGCCATAGTATAGATAATGGTCAAGCCCCGCCTCTTGCGCTTTGTGACGGGTGTACGTCCCATTGAACTGCATCAGACTATCGTGGACCATTTGGCTTGCGTATCGGCGTAAGTTGTTGCCGATCATATCTTGAGCGAATTGGGTATGGAGCTTTTCGATTGCCTCAGCTACTGCCTCACCTTTGGCCGGGTCGTCTCTATACTTATCCACAAAAGCAACCAAGTCTTTCGATTCATCCGTCACAATGTGAACGCCGTTGATAGACTGCTGGAGATCAACAACCAGATCCTCAAACTTCCGGCCCGTCAATACGCTTTGATAGGTGGCGTCCGCCATCTCGTTCACAAACTTTAGCCCCAGATCTTGGAAGCCGTGGAAATACTGTTGCTTGAGCTGCTTGATTGCCGACTTGTCAACCTTCGTGAAGTCACTATCGAGATTAAGTTTACCAAATAAGCTATTGATTCCTTTGGCTGATTCATTGTATCCGTCTACCGTCTTTTGCGCCCAAGGGTTGTACTCTTTCCCGAAGGCCTCAGATAGCTGCTTGCGGAACTGGATAGCCCACTTCGTATCCCATAGCACCCCACCTTCGACGGGAGCATCCTGCAAAGCAGATACCACGCTACGCTCCAGCTTGCGAAGTGAATGGTTGAGGGTATCGATATGCGCAGAGTCTAGGCCGTCAAGGATAGCGTCTTGCTTCTCACCAAGACGACGGTAGAACTCCGGTATGTTAATCGCTGGCATTATCTGGCTCAGTAAAGATAGCGCCCTGATCTATCTCGGACTTAGCAGTTTCTAGCTTGTCATCATCCAGAACCAAAGAGGCGATCTCATAATCAACCCCATTCTGGAACGTCTTGGAGTTTACCCCGCTGGCTTTAGCCATTTGGAAGAATTCAAGGTCTGAAGCGTAGTCGCGTATGTCAAAACTATCTGGATAGTCAACCTCAATATCCGCATTCGTACCCTGCCAAATATCCCAGAGCTTCCACAACTGTTCCTCTGCAAGCTCCAGTAGATCCGCTTTCTCAGACAATCGCGTGTTGAGCATTTGGAACTCGGTCTGTAGCGCTACACCTGATTTGGCTGAAGATGCTTGTGTTGAACGCACACCGCCCAAGTGACCCATTCGGTTGATAGCCTCGACCTTCTTATCGATTGAATCCATTACTGAGCCAAGAGAAGCGCCTGAAGGCTGGAGCAGGAAAGGTTTGATTGCCCCATCCATATCATCAGGCATGTTAATCACACCTCCAGCCCCCGCGCTTGCGTCTGTTCCTACCGTCTTAGCAAGTGATGGATGGTTAGATATACGGATGAGCTGTTCTATCTCGGATAACTCAGAATAGATAGCCTTCTGGAAGTCTGCAATATCAGAAATATCGCTGATGCCCACGCCACGCAATGGGGATCGTGAAGAGTAAAGCGTGATAGCGGGTACTAAACCGATTGGATTAGGTACGCTCTCTAGCAACTTAGCCTGCTCTCCCTCGACTTCATAGAGATTGACCTCTTCAGCAGACCACTCTCGAATTTGCACCGTGTCACCGCTGAAGCTCTCTCGATATTTGATATAAGTCAAAACGTAACGACCTGATGCTGCGCGTTCGTACCTCCAGTCAAGGATGTTGTCAGGGGTGACAACAGAGACGTAAGGGCGCAAGCCTTGATCTATCTCATCTTGCATCGTCTCAGCAGTGGACTCTGGCTTGTCCATCATGATCACACAATGCCCGTATACCCCCGACCACGCCCCAGCCTCTCGCATGAAGGCGTTAAATGTACGCCCATCAAGATCCGCATCATCCATGAAGGATTCAATGGCCTGATTACCCCCCGGTAAAGAGCGGGTAGGAGGGATGCGCCAGATAAAGCTATTGTAGATCTGGATGATGTTGTGGCAGTGGTTGTCGCAAGGCGTAGAGTCTATGCGCTTGTCATATTCAGCAGCATCCTCTTCAATATAAGGCGTTAAGTACTTACCCCCAGCGTATTCCGCCCCGCCCATGTACGACCGAAGGTAGAACGCCCATCGCGCAATATTCGCATCATATGTGGCGTTGGTTTTGAGAATATCTTCTACTGTTTCCATCTTAACTCCACCTTTTTGGTTGGTTGGCTTTCGGCTTTAGCTTGATTGGGAATTGGCGAACCACAAAGTAACCAGCAGCGTCTAAAATATGGTCTAGCCCACTGGATTTGTCGGGATCCCCGTTCTTATCATAGGCCTGTTGCTCTAATGATAACGCAAGAGACGGGCATTGCTCAATATTTACGCAGTAGCGGGTATTTCCCATCGGATCCAGCAGCGCACGATTGAACGATGCAACCCTATCTTTCACTCGACCATTGCGCCGGGGGGCGTTGATAGAGAACCCCGCTTGCTTGAGCTGTTTTATATCGCTCTGTGCTGCACCTGTAGAGCTTCCCGCGCCTCCACTAGCATCAGGGTAGATGATAATGGGATGGTCGCCGTAACGCTCTTTTAGCGTCTTTATAACAGCAGGAGTATCCACCCCGCCTGTTATCTCAGAAACTGCGTGCGCTTTACCTTTGCGCATTACGTGGACGACTGCTGCCATGTGGTATATGTTGAAATCCAAACCAATATGCAGAGGCTCACCCTTAGCGATGGTGGTATCTACATCCTGAGCCTCACGACTAAAGTTAGAATAGACCGAGCCAGAGGTGAGGTTTACGAACTCCCCTTCGAGATACGCCTCTAGTAGTTGGGCTGGGTACGTCTCCCGTAAAAGGTCCACATAGTCTTCAGGCAGATGAGGGTTGGAGTAAGTGGGGGCGCGTATGATCTCGTAAGAGGGGGTACGCTCTTTGACCCACTTTTCATACACAAACCGATAACCCTCTGGTGTAGTCCCAACTGCAACCGTGTTTTTCCCTTTCTTCTTCTGCCTGTTTCTAGCAATGATCCGGTTCCAACAATCGCGCGCCTTGTCAGTTGGCATGGTGTCAAGCTCGTCAACCATTGAATCACTGACCTCGTAACCCACGATACGCTCAGGATTATCCATTGTTCTAAAAATGATCTGCTTTCCGTTCACATCGATAATGTGATCCGATTTGTTGATCTTGTATGGGACACCCAAACCATCTAGCGCCTCAGTAAAGCGAGGGTATGCAATCGTTTTGATAAGAGGATAGGTGGGGAGGTAGTAAGCTATGTTGCCCCCATCCCCGAATATAAAGGTTAGCGTGCGCAAGAGCAGAGCGTGAGTCTTGCCGCTGTTGTGGTGGATAAACCCGTGCTCGCAAACATAGTTATTTGTGTCCAATACCTGCATATCGTAATAGACTTCCTTCCCCGTATCCGTTACAGTATCAATACTGGTTTTGGATAAGGAGCGAAAAGATGAACGACAGACAGAAGAATGTGGCACAGCATTGTAACGGGGTTCGCACCTCTGCTGAGATTGCGAAGCTGTGTGGGGATAAGCAAAAGTACGTGCAGGAGGTGATGCTAAAATTCGACTTACCGAGGAGGCGCAGGGGGTCAGCGACTGGAAAGCTAAACGGAAAGTATCGGCATGGACGCAGAATTGATCGTGATGGTTATGTGTTAGTAACTGCGCCAGACGACCACCCATACGCAAGACAGCGCACCGGCCGGCCTCAAAAGCTGATCTATGAACATCGCCTAATGATGGAGCAGAAGATTGGTCGCTACCTCCTTCCGAAAGAAACCGTTGACCATATCGACGGGCTTCGTCTGCATAACGACCCATCAAATCTACGTTTGTTTGACTCAAATGCTGACCATCTGAAGGCAACCATTTCAAACCAAGTGCCGCGATGGTCGAAAGCAGGGAGGGAGCAGATCGGAAAACGTCTAAATTCTCGACCCTCCCAACCTGTGAATACTTATGATCGGATGAAAAAATCTGGTGATGCGAGGTTGCGGCAAATTCTGCTTTCCCTGCTTTCACTCGGTAAAGGTTCGCCCTACCTTTTGGGAACGAGCCACCACTTAGAGAAAGCTGGAATTGCTGATTTTTCTCGTTCCAACTTAACACGCGAACTGGAGCAGTTATCTCAGAGATACGCATAAGGCCGCGCTCTGTCCAGATTCTTGTATCTGGATGGACGCACCCATACCCACCCACAAAAGCTGGGTAGGGGGCCGTTGAGTTAACTAAAGCCGTTTGTGGCTTAGTCGCTCTCGCTCGGACCCGCATCGTCTACAACTTCAAAGCCTGTGATCGTGTGTTCTTGCTTAACTTCCTGCTTGTCTGTCTGATCCAGCCAATTCTTACCCAGCCACACCAGCATTGTGGTGTTGCCCTCCATAGCCTCGGAATACTGTCGTCTGCGCAGACTCATCTTGCCCCCTGCGCTCTTTTGTTTGAAATAGTCCGGAAAAGATAGTTTCTTTTCCCTCTTACATGCCGCCTCCAGAGTGTCGTAGCTGATTTCAAGAATTGCTGCTTGCTCTTCACCTGTGCAATGGATAGCGCACATTTGATCGACCTGCTTCCAATTTATCGCTATCAGCGGCCTACCTGTTTTCTTCTTGGGTGCTGTTTTCTTCACTGGCATTATGCGACCTCCTGAATGTTATCATACAAAACACCAGTATCTTCGTGTACCGCCTGTTTTCCTGTGAACTCTTGCCATCGTTTTATGATAACGTCATTGTATTTGGGGTCTAGTTCCATGAGGTAGGCGTTGCGGTTGGTTTTCTCGCAAGCAATAAGGGTAGATCCTGAGCCGCCAAACAAATCGAGGACTAGATCGTCTTTTTTTGCACACGCGGTAACGTGTTCCACGATCATGGTTACGGGCTTTGGTGTTGGGTGTCCTACGTTGCTGTCGTCATGGCTTGCCTTGTCATGCTTATAAACATAGCAATCATCAAGGTAATTCTGTTTTGTTATTCTTGGCTGGCCCTTTGAGAAAACACAACAAGGCTCCGTCTTATTTATCCACGCCCCATGAGGGAAAGATATTCTATTTGATTTGTACATGGTTACAAGCCTGAAAAAATCCCACACACCAAAATAATCGAGCAAGTGAAACTTTCTAGGGCTTTGCCATACCATCAAAAAGCAATCGCCTTTAGACGCCATATCTGCACTAGACTGCCATAATGAGTTAAATTCTAACAGCTTCTCATCATTGAGATTATCGTTCTTTATTGTGTTTCCGATATTGTCCTCAAAGGATATCCCATAAGGCGGATCAGTAAACACCATATCCGCCTTGCTTCCATCCATTAACTTCTCAACCGCATCAATAGAGGTAGAATCACCACACATCAAACGATGCTTACCGAGTATCCAAACATCACCCTCTTTACTGACCGGCTCCTCCGGTACTTCTGGAACCTGATCCTCATCAGTCAATCCTTCCGTCTCTTCCGGCAGGATGTCGTCAATTGAGAACCCGGTAAGATCAAGGTCAAAATCCATGCCCTGCAACTCTTCCAGCTCCAAAGATACTAAGTCCATATCCCATTCAGTGCCACCAACCTCCCCAAGTCGGTTATCAGCCAGAATGTACGCTTTCTTTTGTGCCTCAGATAGATGATCCAGCACAACCACCGGAACAGCCTTTAGACCAATTTTCTTAGCCGCCTGTAACCTGCCATGCCCTGCAATGATTTGATTGTCACCATCGACAAGTATAGGCGCATTAAAGCCGAACTCTTTGATGGATGCCGCAATCTTTATCACCTGTTCTTCAGGATGTGTTTTTGCGTTGTTGATGTAGGGTATCAGGTCTCTGACCTCCACCTGTTGTAGCTCTGCCATTGTCTTTTCCGTTCAATGTTTACGTAAGCTAACTATACCACAAATTGGAATAGTTGAGCCTTTGGGTCTGCCGTTTAAGCCCTCTCTATAATCTTTATTGATGTTTCCCTCACCTTTAGGCGCTCCACTATATGACTAATAGCAAGTAATGGTTTGCCGCCATCACCGCATGTATAGCAATCCAAGCTTATATATCCACACTCTGGAAACGTATGTATTGAAAAATGGCTCTCAGCTAATAAAAAAAGCCCTGTGAACGCTGTATCGCTAAAGTCGTGTATCTGGGTGCTTAATACGCTCATATTGCTAATTTTTAAAGCATCAGCGCATAGTATTTTTAACTTATCAGATTCAGGAAATTCAATTGTATGAATATCTGCTATAACGTGCGTTCCTCTATGATTCACTCTTCGCCACCGCTCATGTCAATTTCTATTTCGCCTATTTCTTTTGCTGCAATAGATGGGTCGCCCTTGCAGAATACAAGAATGTTTTGGTGCATTTTGCCAACCTTTCTAGTTGCTCTCATTGATTTACCAGCTCTAAGCGGAAGCGTTCCTGCTGAGTTTATCAATATAATTTCATTATAATATTTATAGCCCGCTTCCTCCATTAACTGTATTGTCTTTGGGATTGTACCAATATATGATCCGTCTTTACCACGAACCTCACCCATTACAATTACAGCAAATCGGTTGTTTTTTAACTTTGAAAACGTGCTTTGCAGTATGCTTTTGTATGTTGCGAAAAAATCACCGTGAGACATTGTTGACAGGTCTCTTGGGTCATCACTGTAAACCTCTAGGTCAGCGTAAGGTGGGCAGCTAAAAACCATGTCGGCAGAATCGTCGCTTATATATTTATCTATGTTTTCGCTAGTGTCATTAAAATACTTACAAGGAAGATTAAATGAATCTGTCCTTGCTTGGTTTAGGTCACATTGCTCTTTTCTGAGTTCGATACCCTCGAAGCCCATGCCTAAACTTCCAGCGACAAACCCAAAAACAGTATCGCCAGCAAACGGGTCAATGACAAGGCCTTCTTTTGTGCCAAACCATGCCACCATTATTTCAGCTAAAACAGGGTCAAGAAGACTAACACCATTATTCATATCAGACATAATGCTATCTTCTGCTAGGGTTCCCTCTCTGCTTTCACCATTGTCGCCTATTAAGGTTCTCCAATACCGTTTTCGCTCAAGCCAATCGCCCTTTCTAGTGTCCAATACGCTAAATGGCGGCTGTCCAAAATCTAATGACATTTTACCCTTTTCGCCAGCAGCATAGGGATCGGGTTCAATTTCTCCAAGTATAGAATCAAGCTCACCATCATCAAACCCCAACAGCCCTAAATCAAAATCAAGCATTCCTAATTCTTCGATTTCGATTTTTAGCAAATCTTCATCCCAACCACTATTCAACGCCAATTTGTTATCAGCTATAACATAAGCTTTGCGCTGAGCGTCACTCAACCCACCTAGAACAATCGTTGGCACTTCATCCATACCCAACTTACGAGCCGCCATTAAACGCCCGTGGCCTGCAATAATGCCGCCTTGGTCATCCACCAAAATAGGATTGGTGAAACCAAACTCTTTTATGCTGGATGCAACTTGCGTTACTTGCTCGTCTGAGTGAGTTCGAGAATTATTGACGTATGGTATTAGGTCGTCAATTTGCCTGTATTCAATTTCTAAAGTATTCATAAATTTATCCCCCGTTTTTTAAATTATATAACGTTCAAATTTTCTTGGTATATACAAGGGTACAAGGGTACAACCCCTAAATGGTTCAGGAACCTTTCAGCCCCCGCCCTGCTGCGATATTTTACCTTAATACCCTGCGTATCGACCCGCCCTCTGCTCTTTGATGGTTCTGCACTCAGTACAGCATCCAGTCCTTAGAGTTTCCGATTGATCCCC